GTAAAAACAAAAGTACCACCAAGGTTGGTAACGTTAACAACGTTCAAAGAACAAGCTGCAAGACTAGTAGTAGAAGCAGCAGTTGAAAGATTTCCTGAAACGTCACGACCAAATTGTGTGGTATAAAGAGGAATTAAACTAACGCCACCAGTAACAGAAGAGTAAGATATTGGAGCACAACTTGTGGCAGCTATACAGGTTAAATTAACTAAATAATTACCTGGCTGACCAGCTGGAAAAATAATTGTGTTACCAGAAACAGAAAAACCACTTAAAGTGGCACCAGATTGTAAAATCATACTTGCTAAACAATTTGAAGAAGTAGGAGCTATAGAAGAAAAGTGGGCAACACCACCAATATCTGCACCTGGATTTTGTAAACGACGTATTAAAGTAAAAGAATATTCTACCCAAATTTCACCCATTTTACCAGCTTGTGTACCATCACAAGTAACTTGGAAATTACCAATATCATAAAATTTAGTAGGTTGATTTGTAGGAGCACTTTGATTAGGAGAATAATTGACGAAGTAGTTTTTTAAGGCTAAGTCTTTTGAACCACCTTTAGAAGAACCACGACGTTTACGTTCAGCTAAAACATCATGAACCATTATGCCAGAAAAGGGAGCACCAGAAATAGAGTGTTCATAATTTTCAATTTCTGTCATAGTAGAAAAATTTTGAGCATCAGGATCAAAATTAGTACCCATTGCAAGTAACCCCGCAGATACATTTGAACCAGAAGCCATATATTCTTCAGTTCTAAAATAGAATTTTAAATGATTTGGCACATATTCTTCATAATTACGAGCAATACCAGAAAAGACAGGAAATAATTGATTATTACCTGGATTTATATATTGTTGTAGTAAAGTTTGAAAAGAAGTACCAGTAGATGTAAGATCCGCAACTTTTTCACGAGCTAATGGAACGACAAGACGTTCAGAAGTAGTATTTTTCCAAACACTACCAACATTAACACCGTCGGTAACCATGGAAACACCAGAAGGGCGTTTTACACCACGATTACGTTTAGAAGCACGAGGCTTACGTTTTTGTTGAGGAATACGTTTGCGCCCTGTACGAGGACGACGAGGAAGAGATTTAAGAAGGGCACGTTCAGTTTTGACGGCTTTCTTGAGAATTTGATTAGATTTAGATTTAAGCATTTGTAAATGATTATAACATAATAGACTGAAATTAAATATTTATTTAATTTATTTTAAGACATAATATTGATTACGTTAACTACTTAAAATTAGTCTAGGAAAGTAAGCAAGTTAGAAACAAGCTTAGAATCTGGTTGAGCTCCGGAATTCTCAAGACCAAACAACAAAAATTGAATTTCGTTTTCCGGCAAATGCATAGTACGAAGAGTTTGAAATGGTAATTTTTCATCTAAAATTTTTTCATTTTTCATTTCAGATTCATATTTTTCCCATACAAACGATATATAAGCTTCTAATTCGATACGGTAGCGAGTAAACGCAAAACACATGACTCGAAGAGCATAAAGTTTGGCTAAAGTTAAACGCCATGAATTACCTTTTCTGTTGAAAAACAGATTAGCAAACATTTTGTCAAAATTAGGTTTAAAAATATACATACCTTTAGACCAAACGTATGAGAAACCAAAATTAAGAAATTTAGCTTCATGAAGTTTAGTAGGAGGAGGTACTTCGTATTCTAAAGTAAAACCCAAATGCAAAGCATTAGGTATAAGTTGCTCAAGTAATGGAGATTCAGCAATAATAGAATCGTCACCCATTAATTTTGCAGGTAAAGTGTCATACCAAGTTAAGACTTGTTCTATATCTGTAGTTTGACAACATAAATTATAGAGCATTATAAAAATTAATACAAGAGTATTATCTGATAAAGTATTAAAACAACCAGATGGATTAGAACCAATTTTAATGCCAACATACCCGAGTACATCAATAACTTTAGAGTATATTTTATTTTTAAGAAACCAGGGTTTAGCTAATTCACCTCCCTGGACGCAAGTATTGCGCATGTCATAAAGAATATTAAATAACATAGGTGAAATAGAAGCCTCCATA